ACACCGAAACGCCAGGGGGAATCCCCCTGTTTCCACTACGTGGGAACGTTCGTTGCCTATCCTTTCGGAGTCGTTAACGTTTATACTCTCGTTCTTGAGTTTCCGGATTGAGCTTCGCCGCGTATTCCGGTGCCGCGCTACTTCAGAGTAGTAGGAACTCTTTAGGAGGTTTTATCAGCAAGCACCTTTTCGAGATACTCAGCTGCAACAGTCGAACCCATTGAGTTTTTAAGTCGTTGATATTGCACTCGCTCGCCAGTTGTCAATGTGGCGAGCTTTTCCGATTGTGCGCTGAGCTTCTTCAATGCTCCGCTAGTAAGAGAGGAAGTTGAGGAGAGGATTCCCCATTTCTTCCTACTATCCATTACTTTTGCTTCTCTACGCTCGAGCATATCTCTTCCCTCGTGGACACTTCCTCCTGCGAGCACTGTCGCTGCGGCGACGTCCGCTTTGGAGTATCCAGGTGCTAGATCGGGCCTCCACACCTCTATCAAATCAGGTCCAGGATTGAACTCGGTAATGGTTCGAGTAGGCTGTGGTTTTGGTAGCCCCTTTGGCTTGAGGTTGCCGCGAAGACGAGAGCTTGTAGACGCTCGATCATCCTCGGCAGTCCCGGCTTCGGAGGCACGGGAAATACCCTTCCATAAATCGTCATCATCAACGTCGGGTATATTCTCTTCCTCAAGATCAAGAAGGTTGTCCTCTTCCTTCTTCTCTTCCGATTCCAGGGCATCGGAACCTCGCTCTTCAAGCGAAGGAGTGTTAAAGTCTTGTCTTTGACTATCATCCCCTGAAAAAGATGGTTCAGGGGTGGACCACGCCATTACCCCCCTGCGTGGTATTCTTCTTGGCTCGTTCCCATTATTATCTTCGTCGATTGATACCGAAATTGCCCCCCACTCGCAATATTTCTCCGTGTAATTCCCGTATGAGACGGTGTAATTATACGAAGAATCCTTCTGTATGGGAGGGGGGTATATAGCCCAGCTTCCTTCCTCATCATCACATTCTAATTCGAAGGAAGCGAACCAATCGACTTCAACGGCCCGCGCAGTGTCAAAACTTTTACCATTCATTGTTGCGTCGGGATGTCCTGCCACAAAAACTGTATTAGATTGGTAATTTGTGATTTTACAGCCTTTGTAATTCCCTACGTTCCAACCTCTTTGGGAAACATCATAAGCGATATTTCCGAGCCAACTACCGTCAAGCTCGTCACCGATGTGCTTGACGACGAACTCACCATCAGCTTCAAGATAAACATGAAATTTTCCTTTATCTGCTGGAATTGTGAGGTACGTCTCCATACAACGTCGGTCATTGCGAGAATATCCGGCTTGCAAGTTGACCTTGTCCCACTTCTCATCTTCCCACTTGTACATTTGCACGAAATTCAACGGCCGGGAATCAATATTCCTTGAATTTTCAGCCGTGAGTATTTTATTTTGTGGGTTGCCTTCATAACCCCAAAAACGCTGGGCGCAAGGCTGGGGTTGAGGCTGAGGGGGTGGTGGAGGTGGTGGGGTTGGACTAGGACTTGGGGGGGGGGGGGAACTGCCGTCTACCTATTTCGGGTTCTGGACCTGGCACTTGATGGTGATTCTGAAGCTGCCCGCAACCGAGGAAGATCCATTCCCTTTATAGAGGATCTTGAACTGGTCTTCGGTTGCATCATGCCATTCCATCCCGTTGATCTGCTTAGCGGTCCAACGTCGCAATCCACTCTTGGTGATTCCAAATTTATTAATCGTGGATTGGAGGGAGCTAAGCTTGCAGTGGGGGTCCAACTCATAAGAGATGGAACCCGAGGAGGTGGAAGAGGCCTCGGAGATGAACTCCAGCTGGACCATGATGATCTTATATTCATGGTAGGCCTTGAGTATTCCAGAGCTGAATGCTGGGCTCTCTGAAAGAGACGGCCCGAAGGTGATACTTCCTGTGGAACTGCCCGTGAGATTGTCCTTTGAAAATACAAATGTTTCGCCTGGGCTTCCTCTTCTAGCTCTGCCTCCTCGATTAGGGCGTCGGCGGTTTCTTCGTTGTCGTCTTCCGCGCGGTGGTCCCCCAATGGGGTTGACCACAACCACGCGGTCGCGCCGCGCAGGGCGCTGATTTCTTCGCCTTCGCCTCCCTGCATTTTGATTTCTAGCCGCGACCGTATTCATTAACAATTGAACGCACGTGTGCTGAAATCTTTAGGTAGACAAAATAGAGTCCGATTACCGTGATGGGTATTGCAGACAATAGACCGCTTGAAAATCCTGCGAGAAACTTATAATCTATTGTGTGGACTCTTGGTAACGAGACTCAGACTTCCAATGCTTGCAACTCGTGTGTGCTTGGCTAGTGTTCTTTATACTCCCCTTATATCTTTTGTGGCTGTACTGGAGCAACCAGCCACTGATGGAGAGTTTCGACAAGGGAAGGATCAGACCGCAATTCATTAAGAATAGAAAAGCAGGCGGCCAAATAATTGATCAGGACTTCCACATTGCCGCATTCCGGTTCATAGCCATGTATAAGCTTATAGAGCATTTTGGCCTTGTTGACCGGAATGGCGAGGTCCTCTTTCTCAAAGATGTGAGAACAGAATTCCAGTTTTGAGGACTCCTCGACTTTAAAACCGAGCGATTTGTAACGCTCGAGGTTCGAGCAAGCTGACTCGAGGGCATCGTCGCCCATCGCCATAGCCCATTCTGCGCCGCAGTGGTAGGCAGCCATCACCCGGATTCGGGAATTACTCGATGACGTATTGTAGCTGCCACTCTTCTGCACGCCCGGGACTCTCTGCGCTAATAATGTTCCATCTGAAAGGCAGAGGACGCTATTCGATATGCAATATAACCAGCTGCGCAAACGGCGCGTGGTCTCGTTTAAATCGAGCGTCAGGCGGTTTCGGACCTCCATATCATCTTCAAGGAGCCAGTCCGAAACGCTCCAGTCAAAACCGGAGCAGTCAGTTGCTATCATATGGGCTCGCCACTCGGTGATCAGATCCGAAGGCGTTAGCCCGACTTGGGCGGAGAGAATCTGCATGAACTCCGCCACTTGCTCATCCGTAGACAAGCCAAAACCGGGTTTGGAGGGAACCACTCTCCACAACGCTATCTCGCGCTTGTTTTGATTTTGGAATAAAACCCGGGCTACCAATTGGTCAACTAGAGAGACGCTCATGATGAGGCGGTAGCGGCCTTCATCTAATTTTGCTTGCTTGTGCGGTTCACCTTTTACAAATACTCGAATAGGGTCACAGAGACCCCTTCGCACAAGCTCCGCAGGCGATAAGTCAACATATCTTACCTCCAACATCTTCTGTAACCGGTTGAAGGTGAGACGAGCCAATATCGGAAGGAGTTTCTTGTCTTCAACCCACCCACGGTGGGTTGGCTTGCCGTAAGCTATGTACGGAACTCCTATGCCTGCGTCCATTTCCAACGAGAGGACCGCCTGTTTGAAATCCTGTAGGAAGTTATCCCAGGAAAGTCGATCTCCTCTCGTCGCCATCGGGCCATTAGTTTTAGCAGCTTGATACGCCCGACAGCATCTCTCTATAACGTGCTCCCGCTCCTCAGATGAGGGGATTTTAACTGACTGGGCACGCTCCAGCCAACGCGCGGCTTGTAGCCGCAACGATTTTAGTTCAGCTTTTGCGCCGAACTGGGGCCACCCGAAGCCCTTTGTGAGATCACCCATTTCTGGGTGCTGTTTGCAGATTTTGTCTCCCCAATTCGAGCTTTTCTTTTGTTTAGCGTGGTAAAACTGGGGGAGGGATCCGACTTTGTCGAATCCTGGGGCTTCTTCCCCGCCTTGTTCCCAGGTGTACTGGGCATCGAAGAAACTTGAGAAGTCGGTTGCGAGTTCTTCGAACTTCTCTTGCCGCGTCTGCGCGACCTCGGTTTCTTCATGGCTTTGTCCGCCAAGGCTTGGACCACTTGCTTCTCTATTGAATGGACATCGATTTTGTCCATTATTACCTGTTTGATTTCCGACAAAGTGTCGGTAGAAGCACTGGTGGTGGGGGATACTGCAGAAGCAGTGCGGTTTTCCCGTTTGTTCGGAGGTGTGTACGTGTTGACCCTCGGGGAAGAGGGAGCAGCAGGAGACTGTGCGTCTCCACTTGTGCGCCCAACCGCGGGGGTGGCATCGGGTGCGGTTGTTTCGGCGGTCGCCGCCGCCTGCCCGTTTCCCGACTCGTATTCATAATCAGCTTGATGTCGCTGCGAGTCGTGCATTTGATGAAATCGGCGATGCCCCATTATGGACGTGATCTCACTGAAAGAAAATTCTTCAATGAGTTCTTCTATCTCCTCCTGTGTAAACAGGCGTCCTTGGGGGGCCGTGGTCTCAAATTCGTAGCTGGGGCTTGTGAGACCATAAACGGGCGGTATGGGGGCCATGTAATTGAAGTTTTCGTCTTTGGCTCCACCAACGTGAACACCCAAAACTGTTCTGCCATTGAAATATGGGGTGCCACTGTGACCAGCATCCGTATTGCTCAACACAGATGCATGGGTTTTGCCCTCCGCAATGCCAACAATTTCAGCATTGGATGAGATCCATCCCTCTCCGTCGTAAGCATAGAAGGAGGCCTTTGATTTGCAAAGGTTCTGGGCAGATTGGAACTGAACTGCTTTGCAGGCTAGGGTGCCTTCCCAGTTTGGGGGACCCGCCAGCAGCACAAGATCCCTCTTTTCAGATTCCATAATGGATCTGAATTCAGAGAGAGGAACCTTGTTTCCGTTCCTGGTGGAGACGACTTTGCTACCTGGGACAGCGACATGATAGGCCGTGAGAAGCCCATTCGTTCCATTGTACAGCGTCACACAAGTAGCATACCCGGCATGCGATCCGTCCTTATATTGGACCTGCAAGACCGAGTTTTTGGGGGGGTTCTGTGGAATTTTGAATGAAAGATAACCCTCTACGGATTTCTCAGCGTTGTAGCTCCTTTTGTACCACAGAGCCCTCGAGACACCTCTCACCATTGAAAGGCCAGCTTTTAGAAGGGAAATTGGCAAGTCGCCAAAAATCCAAGCCGCCATCTTCACCATATATACGGTGGATATGTAAAGCGAGGCGAGTGTAAGCATCTCGATCGTGTACTTGCTGAGCAAGTACCAAGTCGCACAGGCTGTGGCCCAAATTAGAGAGGTCCACAAATATGCTGCCGTTTGTAAAATTACGTGGAGTAAACTCTCCAAGCCTGTGTGAAATTGACGAACACCAGACATTAATAAATTTTGCAAATTCTGCATAGCCTCTGAAAAGGCTTGTCTGGTTTCGTTGTATCCTCTCTCCCAGAGCTCTAGAGTAATGTCGCGCGAGGAAAAATCGCGCAACATCTTTTGAGGCGGGCAGTCGTAGATCAACTGCACTTGAGGATGGGAGGGGGGCACCGCAATGTCGGTGGAATCGAGCCAGTATGATGCGTTTGCTGGCTCCAGGGGTATAAACATAGTCCCCTGATAACTGCTCACTGATGAGCAGAGGCAGACGAGCAAGAAAAAGGCGAAGTAGGTTGGTGCCATTGATCGCTAAAAAGAAAGAGTGATTGATCAGAAAGTTAGCTACGTTTAACTTGCGATCGTTTATGCTCGTGCGTCGGGTAGGTCTGAAAATTAATTGTTGCTTGACAGACTCAATTTGCATCACCCGCTCGTATCTTTTGT